AAGAAGAATTGGAAACGCAGCAAACCCTGGCGGCATCATTGAAGTACCTGGTGAATTAACTGAGGAACAGGCAAGTAATATTGGTCGCGATTGGAATATAACTCACTCAGGCCCTTACCGCGCTGGCAAGATTGGCGTGCTAACAGGTGGCGCAGCATTTAAACCACTTTCACTAAACGCCCAGGATGCCCAGTTATTAGATACACGCCGTTTCGGCCTTGAAGAAATTGCCCGTCTGTTCCGCGTTCCGATTTCACTATTAGGCCATCCAGTTGCAGGTGCGATGAGTTTTGCTAGCGTTGAAGCGCAGAACCTTTCATTTGTACAACACTCACTTCGCCCATTGTTAGAAAGAATTGAGCAAGCATTATCATCTTTGCTTCCTGAAAAAGATGGCTTTGTTAAATTTAATCTTGATGCACTTCTACGCGGAACAACAACTGAGCGTTATGATGCTTACACAAAAGGTTTACGGGAAGGTTTCTTAAGTTTAAATGATGTTCGTGCAACTGAGGATTTATCTCCTCTAGGTGAGGCTGGCGATCAATATCGCGTTCCTCTGCAAAACATTGATGCCGCCGATGCTAAAGATGTTGGCTTAAAGTTAAGAACAGAAATTGTTACCGCACTTATTCAAGTTGGCTTCGATCCAGCAGCCGTTAATGCTGCAATTGGTTTACCTAAGATGAAGCACACTGGCGTTCCAAGTAGTCAGTTACAACAGGTTGCATCAATTGACCCAGGCGATCCAAGCGCTGTTTATGAAGTTAAAAGCCGAGAGAAGCGCAACGATAATCAACAAACAATTGTTAATGTGCCAGAGCCAACTGTAAATGTTGCTGCACCTAATGTAACTGTTGAGCCAGTAGTAATGATGGAATCACCAGAGGTTAATGTTGCTGCACCTAATGTAACTGTTGAATCACCAACTGTTCAGGTAACAAATACCATTGAGCGCAAGCGAGTTCGCAAGAAAGTTAAGCGCGATAAAGAAGGCCGCATTGATGAGATCATTGAGGAATTTATAGAAGGGGATGAGTAATGGCAACAGGTTTAAGCAATTACTTAGCCAATAAGTTTCTTGATTCAGTTGGAAATGCAACTGCTTATTCAGCCGCTAATGTTTATGTAAAACTTCATATTGGCGATCCAGGTTCAGCAGGAACTGCAAACCCTGCTACTGAAACAACTCGCAAATCAGTTTCCTTTAGCGCTGCTAGTACTGGCGGATTAACTTCCGATGCAGATATAAGTTGGAGCAATATTGCAGGTTCTGAGGATGCTACATTCTTTACTGTTTGGGATAATCTAACCGCAGGCAACTTCCTATTCTCAGGAACTGTTGCAGGTAATGCTTACACTGCTGGAGATACTTTTACAATTCCAAGCGGATCACTAACAGTTTCACTAACTCTAGCGAGTTAATAAATGGCACAATTTGTCCTAGATTCATCTGAATTAGATGTTGATGTTCTAGGGCCAATCACCTTCGCAACGGCAACGGCAAATCTAGGTTCATCCACTGCCAGCGCCACTGCGCAAATAACAAATGTTGTATCGGCAACTGCTGCTCTAGGCGGATTAACGGCTAGTGCAAGTGTGCCAAGTGGTGAGATAATTCAAAGTCAAGTTGGCCAGCCTAATTATATCCAGCCTAACTTTCCTGAAATTATTGAGCCTGTAAAGATAACAGTTTCAATAAAGGTTGCAAAAGCAAATACAAAACTAGGTAAGTTATCAAGTAAATCAATCTCTCAAATTGATTTCTCAATACTCGATGATGATGCTGATGTTTTACTTCTAGTTTAGGAACTTATGCCATATTTAATATCTGATAAGCAAAGTGATTGCGCTGGTTGGGCAACTGTAAAAGAGGAATCTGATGGTTCTTATACAACTATCGGCTGCCACAATTCCAAGCAAGATGCGATAGATCAGATGGTTGCAGTTTCAATTGCTGAGGATATGGAACCAGGTGGAGAAGTTTCTAACCGTGCTTTACCTGATAATTACAGACCTGCACTAGCAGATGATGTTCCTGAAGGTAGAGCCTGCGGTAATTGTTATTTCTACAATGAACAAAAGCAAAATGATGCAGGTACCAAAGCCTGGTGTGAAAAATGGTTAGATTATGTTGATGGCGGTTATTACTGCAATGCTTGGCAAGCAGATGAAGCAAATAGGCAAGTTAATTTAGATGTTCCTTCATTTATCAGAGAAAACGCAAAGCGTGGTTTGAAATATTATAGCGAAGGTTTTGGGGGCGATGGTTTAGTACCAGCCACCATCGCAGCGGCAAGAGATATGGCTGCTGGAAAAATAACAGAACCAAAAGTTAGAAAGATGGCACCTTGGTTTGCCCGCCATCAAGTAGATGGCAAAGCGCCATCAAATAACAATCCATCCGATCCAGGTTATCCAGGAGCAGGTTTAGTTGCTTGGCTTCTTTGGGGTGGGGATAGCAATTTTTCAGATAGAGCGCAGAACTGGGCGCAACGCAAAATTGATGCTCTGAATGCAGAAGCAGAATCAAGGAGAGAAATGAAAAAGATTGAACGCCGCACTTATACAGTAAAAGATGTTCAAGCAAGATCAGCCGAGGATGGCACAATGCGCCTTGCTGGTTACGCTGCTGTATTTAATGAATCAAGTGTGCCACTACCATTTAAAGAATCAATTGCGCCAGGAGCATTTCGTAAAACATTAACTGAAACTCCAGATGTGCGTTTACTTATTAACCACGAAGGTTTGCCACTAGCACGATCAAAGAATGGCACATTGAAATTAAATGAGGATGATCGTGGATTATATTTTGAGGCTGAGTTAGCAGATACAACTGAAGCCCGCGATATTTACAAACTGGTTGAGCGTGGCGATGTAGATCAAATGAGTTTTGGTTTCAGAGTTATCCGCCAAAAGTGGAGCGATGATCGTAGTCGTAGAGTTCTAACTGAGGTTTCATTAGCCGATGGCGATGTATCAGTAGTAACTTATCCAGCCTATCCAACTACAACTGTTGAGGCTAGAGAAAAAATTGCTAAAGCACTTGAGGCAGCAAAATCAGGGCGAGATGTTAGCCCAGAGGATATGGCAGTTCTGCAAAGTGTATTTTCAGATTTAGATGAAGGCCACGAATATATTATGCGAGCCTTCCAGGTTATGTCCACCTTTTTAGATCAAGATACCTCTAGTTATCACGATGAAGATGAGGATGAGGATATGCGGGCCACTGATGTAGTCGGCGATTTTGTCGAATGGGATTCAAGTGGTGGAACTGCAAGAGGCAGAATCGTTCGAGTGTTGCAAGAAGGTGTTTTAAATATACCTGATTCAACATTTAGCATTACTGCCGAGGATGATGATCCAGCAGTTTTAATTAGACTTTACAGAGAATTACGCGATGGTTATGTAGCAACTGAAACTCTAGTTGGGCATAAGAGAAGTGAATTAAGAAGTATCGCACCTCTTAAAGAACCATCAGATGAGGCAAGCCGTAAGATTTCATTACGCCTAGCCCAAGCAATAATAAATAACACAAAATAAATTTCTGTTGTAAAAATACAGCAGATGAAGTCGGAGCGAACTGCGCACCCTTTAGCGCCGCGTAAAGTATCGCCACCACCTCAATTTTCAACTAACCAAGGAGTTAAATTAATGTCTTACTTAGACAAAGTAATTGAACGCCGTGATGCAGTGAAGGCAGAGATGGATGCAGTTCTTGAGGCAGTAGCCGCAGAGAATCGCACCGATCTAACTGCTGATGAAACAACTAAGGTAGATGCCCTAGTTGAAGAATCACGCTCACTAGATTCAAAGATTGAAAACTTAAAGACCCAGGCAGACGCAGATGCAAAGGTTGCAGAAGTTCGTGCAGCAGTTGCAGATGTAGCAATGCCAAAGTCTGGCGGTGCAAAGGTAATCCGCGAGGAGCGTACCTACACTGCTCAATCAGGAGCATCATTTATTAAAGATGCTTTTAATGCACAATTCAAGCAAGATTTTAGTGCTTCAGATCGTCTTGCTCGCCACATGCGCGAGGAGGAAGTTGAGCGCCGTGATGGAACAACTGCAAACTTTGAAGGTTTAGTAGTTCCTCAATACTTAACTGATCTTGCTGCACCATTGGCTCGCGCAGGTCGCCCAACAGCAGACTTCGCAACCAATAAGATTGCGCTGCCAGCGGCTGGAATGACTTTAAACATTAGCCGTATGACTACTGGAACATCAACAGCAATTCAACAAACTCAGGCAACTGATGTTTCTGAAACTGACGCTGATGACACCCTGCTTACTGTAAATGTGAGAACGATAGCGGGCCAGCAGGATTTGAGCAGACAAGCCATTGAAAGAGGAACAGGTATTGATTCCTTCGTAGTTGGCGATCTAATTCGTTCATGGCACACTACATTGAACTCAGGAATTATCAATGGTGCTGGAACTAACGGAACTATCAAGGGTATTCGTGCCTCTGGTGGAAACGCAATCACCTTCACTGCAACAACTCCAACTGTTGCACTTCTATATC